TATCTCACCCATAGCAGCAGAATCTAATATCAATGCACTTATATTTACATAATTAGCAGGGTCTCTACCAATGATCGTTGTGAGTGTGTTTATGATATTAGCTTCGTAAAATGCTGATTCACTATAGTGCCCAAAAGCCGCAGCATTATCTATTACCTTGTGTAGTGAAGATAAGACCTGTGAAGTGTTAGCCATAGCTGTGGCATTCTTTGCTATCTCTTTAATAGGTTCAGCGTTTAACTCTGTGGTATTCTCAAATACTATCTCAATGGCTTTTTCACTTGCGTTTATGGCAGTCATGGTAATGGGGTTTCCCGCCATTCTACGCGCCATATGCCTAGTGCTTAACATTGCTCCGAACTCCGCTTTTTTTGCCTCTGAGCCTGATAAGATAGTTTCCAAAGCTGGTCCTAATGTGGTTTGCCCTTCTACGCCTTGTAGTAGGTTGATTGCCCTTAATGATCCCATAAGTATTATGTTTTAATATGTGTTAAATCTTAATTGTTCGTCTTCCATCCATTCCCAAAGAACGGCATTGGAAAACATATTTTGTGCTGCAGTCCAATCATGAGCTGGAACAGTCATTATCCACTGACCTATTGGTGTAACTCCATCCCCAGAATCTAATACCTCGAAAGCAGTTTCATCATCATCTACAAAATCAAATGAAGGGTTAAACTGAAACTTTCCTAAATTAGGAATCATAATAACATCATCCGTTGAAGGATTGGTAGCTGGAGTTCTTAATGTAGCTCTAAGACTATAAGCTAACTGGGTGAGGTTTAAAGCTCCATCTACTCCATCTGCTCCGTCATTTCCATTTGCTCCGTCTGCTCCATCTACTCCTTCGATATATCTGTCTGTGTGTATTGCTTCAATCCCTGTAACGCTCCAGTCGATATGTTTGGATTCATTAGCTTCATGTGTGCCTAAGTCGGTTATAGCTTGTGCCGCTTGTGTTGTTAATGCGGTAGCTGCTGCTGCTGCTGCTATTAATGCGTCTGATTCCACTGACATATTATTTGTTTAAAATAGTGTTTACAAGAGTACTTAAATGAGTTAAAAACATTGTCTGCGTTTCAACCTGATGCTTAACCACTACCGCTGATACAGTCAAAGACTCACGCAAATTTGCAGCGGAGTCCGAAACCTCAGTTGTTAAAAGCGCTAATTCTTCTGCTACTGTTGGCATGTTATTGGTTTTTTAGTGCGGTGTCCATGTGAAAATTAAAGTTTCTTATATCCATTCTTGATTGGTGTATCAAGTGAGATACGCTAACAAGTTCGTAATCCTCAACTGAATCAACCTTACCCGCAATCTCATCTGTAAAATCTACATTGGGTACTTCACTTAACCCAACCTGAGTTTTTGTTACGTTGTGGGGATTAAGGGTATTTGATAAATGGTCGAGTAGACTTCCCTTATTTGACTCAATCCAAGTGACTGCATTGTCATAAGCAGTCTTTAATAAATCAGTTAAATCATTCTTTGTTAATGAATACCCGGTAACCTTGTCAACCTTTAATGAGAGATTATCGGTAACTGTTTTTTGGTCTACCGACCCATCGGCGTTACTTCCTAATAAGTTATAAAGTTTCATTTTACCTGACAAAGTAGGAAGAGCATAAGGTACCACCCCTCTTTCTACTTCAATGGTAACAATTTTTATTTCTTGCGGAACTTCAATTATGTTATTAATAATTGTAGAGTTAACCTCGATTTCTGTGGGGCTACTAGGTGGCGATATATTTATTTCAACGGTTGAATTTACCCCCTCAATTGTGATTACGGGTTCATTTACTATGGTGGTTACTTCTATAGTAATATCACTCATCGTCTGTTGTATCTTGGTCTATTGAAAATTGCCCTTTGAAGTAGGTTCTTATGATCCCACTTGCGAAAGTAAATTGAGCATCATAGAAATATATTTGAGCATCCCAATCATTAATGTGTTCGTCTATGGTAAATTGTCCTGCGGTTGGATCATTAATAGTAATACCGCCATTTTTTGTAGATGCTAGAGTGTGGTAGAGTACTCCGACATTAGAACCTATTCTAAACTGCATTTTTATGACAACGCCCGTTAAATCAATAACTACACCATCCTCTTTAATTGTAAAGACTGTTGCGTCAAAGGTATCTCCTTTATAGTGGTTGGGTATATTGTGAATTCCAGGGTTCATTTTTCGGGAATGAAGTTAATATAAATTGATTTAGTATTGTAATTTGGGCCTAGGTTTTAATTAGAGACTACTAAGCTATCCTGCATTAATACCTCTTCTAATTCTATCTGTAATGTAATTTCATTTATTAATGCCACAGCATCTTCTTCTATTGGGCATTCCGTTTCATAAACATCAGGAAATAAGAACCTATAAATTTTTTCTATAACCCCTTCTTGTTTGTTCGATGAATCAAAGTTACCAAGATTTTCATAAAAGAAATTACCCGCGGGTTGTAAGAGAATTTCAGGCCATACTGGGATGTACCCCCGCCTACCAAGTGCATTAGATAATAAAGCATTCTGCATAACCATATGTAATGCTGTTGAACCCACTATGTGCACGTTAACCTCATAGGTTGATGATTGAGTAGGTAGCTTAACCCTATTATATGCATCACCCGCCTCATTTAATTCAAATGAAGCCGTAGGATCTAAACCTAGATCTCCAGGAAGAAACCCATAAGGATCTATAACAATCCGGGGAGTTTGTTTATTACCCTTGAATTGGGAATTAGAATGTCCTATAAGTAATACTCCAAACTTATCCCCAGAACCCGTGGTGATTAATTTATTCGCTGTAGAGTAATCAGACCTTCCTGCACCCGTGGTTAAATCAAATAAAGTTCTATCTGGAGCATAACCGTATTCCGTTAGTGACCTATCTATAGCATGGAATATACTCCTATCTAAAATTTGTTGTGTTAATGATAATGCCATTAGAATAATTTTGTTCTGATGTTGTGTCTCTTTCTTAATTCATATGCTATAGATGCTATCATCATAGCTTTAACTTTTTTCTGCCCACCAAATAATTTAAAGGTTTCTTTCCATAAAGGTCGGGCGGGTATTTTACCATCTCTACTACCAGTTTCTAATACAGAAGCATATTGAGCAATGGTAAAGTTAGAACCCTTACCAGTTTTAGGGTTTTTAGCTCCTTTCTTTATTCCAACATGCCATTGATCTTTCTTTTTGAATAGTTTTACAGATCTATAATAATAACCATAAAATACAAATGGAGATGGATCAAAACCCAAAGCAATTTTCCTATCGATGGTACTTTGAGCTAATTTTGGAAATGCAAATTTTGATCCTCCGTCCTGTATGTTAGATCTGACCATACGGTAGAACTTTGTTGCAGCCTTCTTTGAAGATCGGTTATAAGCTGTATGTATGAGATTATCCAGGTCATAAACCAATTTATGTAATTTAGCCCAATCACCAATGGGTTTTACTACTACATGGAATTTCTTATTGCTAAGCCCCTTCCTCTTATTCATTAGTAAATTGAATCAGTGGTGTCTTTCTCTTCTCGCTTGAGGATAATATACTGTAATAATGGTTCATCAGATGCCTGTGCGGTTTGAGATTCTCCGAGGGCTTTATATTCCTGACCCTTTAATATGAATCTGTCATGGCCTGGGTCAAAATCTAAGAATCCGTCCCCATTGGTAAGGTTATTATCTTTCAGATATTTTATGTTCAGGTATAATAAGGTATTCTGTTTATCAACTTCACCTGATGAGGTATTCTTAGTAGATGGCCATGTTCTATAATCATTATATTGTAATAGGCCTTTTAGGATTAGAACGGTATATGAATCTGGGGTATCTTCTCCATGTGGATCTAATCCTCCTTTTACTACTCTTCTAAGGGTAATTTCTTGTTGGAATGCATCTTCATGGAATTCATTAACTACATTCTTATAATCAATCCAATCATTATTATCTACATAATTAGGCATTTAGGCTTGGGATGAGGTATTAGATGAGGCATTACATGGTTCGCAATCTGGTTGAACTATTGTACCGATAATTGGAGGTATTACTACCTTTATTTTTCCGCATATCTCGGGTATGTAAATATTCAATCTTAATGCCAAAGAACATATACTATTAATGATGGCCCCTAATCCCCCGGCAGAGGATAATGAAGAGGATGAAGATGAAGACTCAGAATCCCCATACCATTCAACTTCTGTTGGGCCTGTTACAATTTTCTTAACGGATTTTGTTGCAGATGATCCACCATTGTTATTTGCAACTATAGAAGCATTAGCTTGTTGTATGAGTATATCATAGGCAGCCAATGCCGCAATAAGGGTATTTTCTAGTGGTTCATAGTAGAACTCATTATAGATATTACCAATTTCAATTTCATGTTTAACTAGAGGATGAATAAATAGCTGCTGTTTTTGCAGTAAACCTGATAACTCTAGTGTATCATATATAACATTAGGTGGTATATACTGATTGATCAGGGTATATATACTTTGAGATAATACTGGCCCAACATTAGAAACTCCAATAGGGAATGACACCGTAGAGGTGCCATCACCATTAGTTACCACCAATGTCACAATATAAAATCCATTCCTACCATAGTCAATGAGTGGGTCTTGGACAACTGACGTTACTCCGTTTCCAAAATCCCAAGCCCAAGTTGTAGGACCGTTCGATGATAAATCATTGAACTGGATTATTTGTTCTGTTGGTGAATAATTAAAGTTTGCTATAGGCTGGGCCATTATTAAAATTTAAGTGGTTTATTATACGAATAAACTTTGAGCATAGGTAACTAACTGATCTTTCTCTAGTTTTTTCAATTCTGCTTCGGTTAAATCCATATCAAGTTCAATTGAATTCCCGATTAACCATTCCAATATATCCTTCTTATTAGCAGGTATATCTTCAAGTGTTAAATCTTCCTCTTCCTCTTCCTCTTCCTCTTCCTCTTCCTCTTCCTCTTCCGGACAATCCTTAACCAATTTTAATTTATTAATCTTAGCCTCGGCAATCTTTTCAAATTTGGTTTTTTGATTTTCTAAATATTCTTGGTAGGTATCGAATTCTTCTTGGGTAGCGAATTCTAAGTGACCACCTCTTAAGGCATCCTTAGTTAATTTGCTCGCCATTTGTTTTGGAGTTAAGCTCGCAACTTGGTTGGGAACTAACTTCACTTTAGAAATTGGGTCATAGAAAGAAGAAGCCTTCTCCCCAAGAACAATAAATCTAGGTTGTTTGTTGGTATTTTTTTTAGCCATTATCTGGGATTATTATTTTATATTAATAGAACTAAAAAGGGCAAGCCCAATTGGATTTGCCCTTTTTTATAGAATTCGTGGAATTAATTGTTACCCAATTAATACATTCTGAGCAGCATCAGCATCTAGGTAATCAGGGAACCCATCTGTAGCAAAGTCTACTGATTTATCCAAGATTAATACTGAGTCAGACATGATCTTTGCAAAACCAGTGGTTAAACTTACATAGAAAGCCTCGGTTTGATTAGAAACGATCTTTTCAGATTCTAACATAAGAGGTACTGAGTTAAATTTAACCAATGCCATAGAAGGATCTACCATGATCTCTTGATCGGCAGGTACATTCCCATGGATAAAATAACTGGCACTATTCGGTACTGGAGTTTTCAAATCTAAGTTTGCTTCGGTAGGCCCGGAGTTTTGTCTTAGTTTAAATTCATCCATATCCAAAGTGTCAAGGGCTGATGTTTCAGAACCAATGATTACATTTGGAGTTCTACCTAACCTAGACATTCTAATCCAGATTCTAAGCATATCTCTATAAGCTTTAGTACCTGGAGTAGTTACCCCGATAATTGGTGCAGATTCTGATCCATCAGATTGCTCACCGTTTATAAGTGTATTTATTGCTAATACATCTAAACCATGTCCTAACTTAACTCCAAAATCTCTAAGGAATATAGATACAACATCCAGTGATACATATTTCTTTACTTCATATGTAATCTTAATACCTCTTGCCATTTTCCATAAAGATATTTCCTTCTGACCATATGAAATGGTTCCAAGTGAGATTGTCTCACCTTCAGCGGTTCTCTTAGGAGTAGCATCAGACATATTAATATGAGGCATGATAGCTTTTAATCCATCTAACTGTTGCTCTGAAGCAGTGATGGCATTCCAGATTGGAGATGTTCTTAAACCTGTTAAGATAGCCTCCCTAAAGATTTCAGGAATTATCCAAGATACATCCGCTTGACCTACTGTGTAGATGTTTTCGATTGTATCAACCGATGGATCTATTCCGATATCTGCTAGGAAAGAATCCATAGTCATATCATCATCTTCAAATTGTTCTCGGGCGGTTTCAATAAAAGAAGCATCCACAGGATTATCTTTATCTGATCTGAAACCATCGGCCATTCTCACAGTTTCCTGGATCTTGCCAACAAATTTTGACTTTTCGTATTTTTCAATATTCATTATTATGATTTTTTGCAGTTAATTATCCTGCGATTACTATTCTACAATTTTCGGTATCTGCTACCGGCTCCATTACCCACCCAAGCATATTGGCTGCAGTCAGTGCATCCGCTTGTGAGATCTGGTGGTATGAGGTTATATTAGGTTCTACCAGGGCAGTTCCTAAATGAGCAGGACCAGCATTCAATGCTCCTTCTGCTATTCCATAGACCGTACAGAACCCCTTAGCCATATAAGTACATACCGTACCTTCGGCAGCATTATGTGTTGAGATTCCAACCATTAATCTGACATTGTCAGCGGCAACTAATGGGGTTAAATGTCCTGTTGCAGGATCTAATTTTACTGGCTGGCCTCTTTTTATAGAAGCACCAGCAAGCACAGTAGCAGCATTGTGCAGTTTGTGCGATTCGGATTTAAAGATTACCTCTTTATCCGTACTTGTAATTATTTTAGGCATTACTTCTTTTGGATTTGTGGTGGATTATTTTTTATTTTTCTTTTTGGTAGCGATCTTATCTTTTAAAGATTGCCTTGAAGTAGGTTTATCATCAAGCTCTTCTTCACCTTTACCGTTCTTAGGAAGGATTACTCCATCGGAATTAAGAGATGCAGAAGCTCTATTGATATCGGTAGATTGGCAAGCATTACATGTAGCTTGGAATCTCTCTTCGGCTTGTTTCTCAAAAGAAGCCAGTAATGAGGTAGCGGTAAGATAATCCGCATCTTCAATTACCTTGAGCATTGATGTATCGGATTTATCCTCCCCTCCTTGTAAGGCGATATAAAGTTCTTTAGATCTAATTTTTGCCGCAGATAAAGCACCATCGGCTATACCTTCTTTCTTTTTAAGAGTTACTATCTCTGCTTCCAAACCTACAACTTGAGTTGTTAAGGTTTGTTTATCTGTATCAGCAATTATTTTAGCTGCTTCCAGATTTTCAATTTTATCAGCAGATTCTTTTAATGATTTAAGGTGAGTACCAAACTCTGCTTCGAAGTTCTCTTCCGTAATACCATTATCCTGATCTAGAGTAAAACCGATTAATGCCGCTAGGGCCATTATGTCTTTCATACTTGTGGATTTATTGTTTTCTGATTTATTATTAATTAAAGAATTAAGTGTTGTTGCTTCCGATAATGAAGTAATATCCGATTTCCAATTGAAAGCAAAATCTTTCTTCCCTTGAGTATTTTCAATTTGAGTTGCAGATAGGTTATAAACAGCATCAGAGTATTTGGGATTAACTATTATACCATTATCTCCAATTTTTTGGGCAAAGACATCAGCCCCATGAGATACCAGTGAAGTTTCATGATAAGATAATACTGAAGTAACTATCCTTCTAATCATAATACCCTTATCATCGTAGGTTGCTAGTTTATTCCAGAATTCATTATCCTCCATATCAGAATGTGATTTCACCCACTTGAATCTAACCGTTACCGAGTTGGAGTGGATAGAAGGGGGATCCATTAATATTCCCCTAGCAATTCGGGGGTTTGATTTGGCATCTATCTTTAATATACCATTAATACCCGCTGGTATAATAACCTCCTTACCTTCTATAGTGGTTTTAATCTCTTTCTGCCAGAATACTTCTTTTACTGCTCCTAAGGCATTACCCACGGGAGTTTCATGGTCGGGGTTAACCGTTTGACCCACTAAAAGATTCATGGTTTTCTTTAATACATTCTTTTCTCCGAAGTCAATTGGATTCCATTGTTTATGAACAATAGCTGAGGAGATCAACCTAAATGTAGGTTCTATAAACTCATCATCTGTGGGGTTTATATCCTTGGCAGTAACATCAGGATAATAGGTAGTATAATTAGGAGAAGACATATCGAATAAACCGAATTTCTCTAAATCCATATTCTGTATATGGTTATCCAATTTTTTGGATAGCTCATTATGTGAAACTATTGAGGGTTTATATCCCGCAATAAGAGAATGACCTGATGCTAAATCTATCTGATCAATAAACTCTCGGGCTTTTAATTTAGGCATTATGATTTTTTGGATTTTGGTTGTTCTTTCTTTTTATCTCTTGCACCTTTATCGGATTTGGCATCTTTCTTATTCCTATCTTCTTTTTTTGCAGCAGGTGCCATAACATTGGTATCTCTAGTTACTCTAGGATCTTTTTGGTTGGGTTTCTCATACCCGGCTTCTTCTGCAAATTGTTCTTGTCCGATTATACCTTGGTCATACAAGGCTTGTAAGTTTCTTACTTTTATTTCCTTGGCTTGTTGGCTCTTTAAATCATCGGTTATAGTGGAGGGTTTAAATTCAACTCTTAATCCCTTTGGTCTGAAACCCGCTAATCTCAATTCTGTATTATACCAATCATCCAATGTATTGGCACACATTTTCTGGACATTACTTAATTGAGATAACATCTTTGTGAATACAATTGATAAGGCAGATTCTGATCCCCCGCCTTCCGATAGAAAGGCAATATGGTGTTTTAAACCGTTTGCTACTTGTTGCTTGGCATTATTAACCAGGATATCCAACCCTTGTATATTTGATGAGGTAGAGTGGAATTCATATTCATGGTCCTCTTTAAACCCAACTGATATACCATCTTTAAATCCTTCTTTAACATTATCCTTGGTTTCAACCAATAAAGCTTTTAACCTAGTGGTATATGCATCAACGTTCTCATCCCCATTCATATCGGGCTTTTCTAAGCCTACCTGTAAGAAACCTAGTACCCCCAGCATTTCTAATACAGTATCTATATTGGTATGCATTTTATCTTGACTAGAAAGAGATTTCAGAGCGGATAAAAATGGAGGTGTTCCATAAGGAATTTCTTCATCTGTTATTAGTGCATCGTAGGTATAGGTTAGGGGATTTAATTTAATATAACCCGATTCGTTTAATACCTGGGTTTTAAAATGATTTACTATTTGGTAGGGTTCATAACGACCATTTGTAATACCATAACGGATAAGTTCTGGATTTACTAAACCAATTCTAGATATACCTCGTAAATTTAATTTAATAACCTTCTCTGCCGAGATTGCCCCTCCAATCCATATTTGAGCAATAAGTCGTGAAACTATACCATCAATGCCAGATACTCCGTCCAACCAACCCCCTGATACCTTCCTAAGGTGTTTTCTCATCTTATCCTGCTCATCTGCCGGAGTGTCCTGATCAAATCTTATATGGTGGCCCGTATTTGTTAATTGCACAATATCCATTAAAGCTAACCCCATATCTGGATCTACTTTATATAAATCCCTAATTACGGGAATACAATTCTGGTTGAACTTGGGGTTTACATAAGAAACAGCCTGCTTCAGGATGGTTACCGGATTTTCTCCCTCGTTTATTTGAGACTTTCTACCCTTGGGTAAATCAACAACGGGTTTTCTCTTATTCTCAATGATTTCTGGTTTTTCGTCCTTAATATTAAAGATGAAAGATCCAAGAATTTGTAATGTGGTTTTTTTTCTCATTTACTGTGGTGCTACTACTACTGTTTTGAGTTTTCCTTTACGGACGAAATTAGTAATACATTTTCCGATAATTGCATCATCGTGGTAAGTATTCTCATCACCTTCATCTCCCGATGATCTCCCTTCTTTACCTAATGCCACCGCTTTATTTCTTTCATTATAAATAAAGGTGTAGGCTTCTTGTACAAAGAAAGGGTCTTTTATTATTACTTCATCATTCCTGATATCGGATTCTAGTTCATCTATAACTACTGGCCTATTCTTACCAGTGGTTAACCATCCAGGAATTTTTTGAATTTTACCTTTCTTTTTACCTTTCTCTTTTACAATCTGTTCACTGTAATATAAATTACGGTAACCTTCAGATTGTAATTTTGATGTTACTGCTAAACCTATATCGTTTGATTCAGGAGCAACTAGGGCATTATTATACTTCTTACCCCAATCAGCTAATAGGTCGGCAAGCTTATCTACGGGCACTTTAGCTTTGAATACCGCAGCCTCTTCCCCGTATTTATCCATTATTGTAAATGCGGAATAATCTCGTGATCTACCGGTTGATACATCTGAGCCAATGGCATATAACATATTCTTTTTTGGTTTATTAAATACCAGTAATTGACCATTCTCATGTTTATCTATAACAGGATAATCGGGTAATAAATCTTCTATGGCTTTAATTGTCTCTAAATCAAATACAGAATAACCCGAGGTTAAGAAATCTCCATCTATCTCCTGTGCTGTCCTTCTTGGGCCTAGTGCTGTTGACATGGCTTGGTACCAAGCCAGGTCTCTTTCGGGATGCATCTGCCACCTTAATCTTATTGGATAAAATCCGTTTCCTCCGGCACAGGCATCTACCCATTCTTTATGGAAAAAATTACCAATACCATAAGGGGTAGAATTAAGTATAGCGGATCCTCCGGTGGATAGAGTAGGGAATGCTGCAGCCCAAATTTGATTGGCCCACCTTACAATTGCCGCTTCATCAATTACCAATAATGATACTGCCTCTGATCTTCCTGCATCCTCGGTAGTTGGTATGGATGTTATAGAAGAACCATTTGAAAATATAATCTCTTCTGCCGTTCCATATTCTCCGGTACGCCCATTAACAATTGACACCTGGATATGTTCGGGTAGATTTTTATACATATATTTAATCTTCCTTAATACCTTCTTAGCAACCCTATCTTTAATTGATATAATCTGGATATTCTTGTTTGGGTGCATCATTGACAACCATAAAGAATACATGGCAATCAACTCGGTTAACCCAGCTTGCCTAAATTTAAGGACTATATTAAATCGATTTTTAAGGAAGGCATATAATACCTTCTTTTGGTAGTCGTATAATTTAAATTGGGTTTTCCCTAATATTGGGTGAATCACATATATTAATGTTGAAAAGAAGAATGGGTCTTTACTGGCCTGTAATAATTCATCGAATTGCCTTCGGTTCAGGTTTTGCTTTACAACATTTTTTATTGTTTTTGTCATTTATTTTAATCTTAGTAATACTCCTACCTTAATGAATAGTGCGGGGTTATCTTCCAAGGTCATTTCCGTATTAGCTTCTAGGATAATTTTCTTGTAATTAACCTGGTACCTACCCCCTATATAAAGATTCTTAGCCAGTAGGGAATATCCAGAAACCCCATATAATGCCCCCGTTAAATCTGGTTCGGGATCCCCGGCCTTGTTATATATTAGACTACTTCCGGTATGTATATAATCATATTTGTTTAGAAATAAAGGGTATTTATTTGTTTTTATACTCCCAGAAATATCTAATAGTGTAAGTTCTAGCTTATTTTGGGTAAGTTCTAGTGCTACTAACTTGGGTTTATTGGGGAAATTAAGTAAGTAATTTTTAGCAATTTCTAGACTATCTCTAAGCTCATCCACTAAAAGTAGGATTGAATCGGGAGTTATCTCGATTGTGGTGGTGATATATTCGGGAGTATAAATGGTTATTTCAGAGGCTGGGGCTACCTTTCCGGATTTTATGATTTCCTCCAGTTTTGGGATAACCTCATCGGTAAATGTTTCAGATAACCATATGGTATCGGTATGGTAATGGTGATTATTAATGGGTACATCTACCACTAATGGGTGGTTAGTGAAAAGGTATAGTAATATAATGATCACCAGGAATTGAAGGCCAATAAGGATAGTGATAGGTTTATTCATGATTTATAGGATTAGGTATAGGATTATTCGATCCTTCGCGTGTGTATGCGTAAAGATTTTTATATTTATTAATTAATTATACCCCCTTAAAGGGGATAATATTAATAAAAATATATTTATAAGGTTCTGTGTTGTTGTGCGCGCATACGAGGGGAGAAATTAAATATTTATCCTAAGTGATGTTCTTTAGGGTTCTTATAATCAACCTTCTTAAAATATCTATTCAAGGCTTTAATCATATTAGGTTGAGGAAATAAATCATCCTTATCTGACCGTACAGCTCCATGAGAATAAATACCAGGTTTATGTTCTTTCACAATAGAGCCATCATATTTAAAACCATCAAGGAAATTATGCGGTATAGGAATATTTGGGAACCTCATAACCAGGTGGCCGATTAATTCACATAAAGAAGTGATTTGTTCAGAAGTGATTTTCTGGTAATACCTATTTTTCTTATAAGGCCTCTTCAGTATTTCAACTTCAACCTCGGGTACTATTTGATTGTAGGTATCATAATATTTCTCACCCTTCTTGGTTAATCTTCCTATGGTTACCATCTCTATCCCAATACCATGGTGTTCATGGAAATTATCATCTCCTTTAATCCCTAAATGATAAGCCACTGCAGAAGGATCAAAGCATTCAATAATTTCTCCCTTTCTCCCAATCAAGTAAGCAGTACCAACCCTTTGCTTAGTTTGATTCCACCAATCCCAAGCTGATTGCCATGATGATGAAACTGTATGGTGTAACCATATAGAATACTTAATTTTAACATCAGGTATGTATTGCCCTTTAGTTAGATATTTTTTTAAAATCTTCATAATTGTTTATTTTCTTTTTAAACCATAATGCAATTTCATAAGGTGGGCACTTGGTAACGGTAACCCTTGCTTTATTCAACCAGTAATTCCAGTTGTCTTTATCGTAATGGATCTTGAAACTACCGGGTAGCCCTTGTATGGTTGCAAGCTGCCGGGGGGATAGGGCATTACCCCTGGAATCAAATTGTCTGGTTTCTTTACGAGCAGTCATAGGGTAACAATCTGCCATATTCCTATAAACTCCCGGTAAATTTTTCATCCTGGTACCCGGCATAGCCCACCTCTTTTGCCCATGATATTTACTCCTCCATATTTTCTTAACCTCTTTTAGGTTTAATTTCTTTCCCTCGAATGACATAGGGACCGAATGTTCTGGATCTTCTCGATAATTAAAATCGGGGCATTCCTTTGCATCAAGTTCTAATTGCCTACTTGTTTTAAGTACCTTAGAAGTTTTTAATTCCCCGAATATATTATCAGCTTCTTTATTCTGATCCTTCCTTATCCCTATTAATATCAATCTTATCCTATTTACTTGAGAATTACCGAACTCTTTTACGGATCCCTCATGAGTTATAAATCTATATTGATCAGATAATAATTCTATCATATCCTGGTAGGTACCGGTTTCTTTAAATTTAATCAAATTCTCCATTAGAAATACCTCAGGTTTAAAATATTCCACAGAAGAAATATATTGGGCTATCGAGATATTATCCTTAGGATCATGTGTTTTCTTTGCTCGAGAATAACTTAATATAGAGCTATGCCCACAATCAGGCGCACCAATTAAGTAATTAATACTCGAGGGCAATTCCTTGGCTTCTTTGTAGTCATTTAAACTCTTAAAATAGGGAGTATTACCAAAATTTAGTTTCCATTGTTCTAGTAGTTTAGTATGGAATACCCTTCTAGGCTCTATATTTGCAACTATATCCTTATTTTTAAAGGTATGTAGCATTACACCATTACCCGCGCATACACCAATTATTTTCATGTGGTTTACTATTTAAATTAAATTTTTATTATGGCTAAAGAATCGATTAAAAAACAAGCTGCTCATATCTTGGGTAAGCACCAGATAAACCTTATTATATTCAAACATAATTTAGGTAGGGTATTAAAAAACCTTGATATATTTAAGGATTCCAAATTGAAGAAGGGCCCTCTTAAGATTGCCACTAATTCCCTACATGGTCAAATCAATAGGCAATGTGCCCAGATAGAAAGGGGATTAACCAATGATACCTTAGGGGCATATAAATATATTAATGATAACCAGGAATTATTTACCGAATGTTTTGACCTCATTTATCAATGTACCACTTCTCAGGAAATTACCAAAATACATAAGGTTATAAAGGCTATGTTAGATGGCCATGCTATCCATATTGAAGAGAAGGAAGACTAGGATACTATTACTAATTATATCCTTGATTAAGATATAGTGATTTTAAATTATACATACAATAGGGAGGAAGAGATTCCTCCTTATTTGTACCCATTGATCTTGCCACAAATAAACCCACATATAATGAAGAACAATTTATTAACCCCAATTATTATCCTTATCTCTATATTACTGATGAATATGATAGGACCTGATTGGCTTAAAGGTATTATGTTTACCTTTGGATGTATACTTTATATAATCCAATTATATAATATAAAACCTATATTAAAGGTTGGAGTTAACCTACCTCTTGCAAAGATTAAAATAATAAAGACCAAGGTTAGGAAGAAGGTTAAACCCTGGAAATTAGAAAAAAAGATTTTTACCATCTTATTAGGGGATATCCTAAATTCGGGTCCTGCGGAGATTTTAATGTCTCAGAAATCTAAGATAACCGGTTTTACTTGTATCATTGCCATTTTAGGATTTATGCAATTCTTTACCCATGAAATTTGGATTGATATCATCATTGGTATAATAGGGGGTATTACCTGGGCTTTACTAATTTTTTATGTTATTACCAGTTTAAGAAGGTTAATCCAATTAGCCGATGTAGCTAAGGATTTAGAGGTAGACCTTGAAACTATCTTATCTTGGGTAAATAAGTATAAAATTGCCTAGATCAACACCTGTTAATTTATATTAGGGATTCTTAGGGATTCTTACTTTGTAGAATTGGGAATAAAAAGGGGAGTTTAAGTCATTTTACTCCTCTTTTTGTGTGTTATACTAGTTTATCTAGTTATCTAATTATATATATCTATAGGTAATTAGTATACTAATTACTAGAATTATCTATATTCTGGCAAATATCATACACTACCTTCTCTTCTCTATCTTTAATTAGCATTTTGGTTATGAGTTTATCTAATGATACCAATTCACCTTCTTTCATTAACCTTACAGTCCTTGCTACTCTATCTTCACTCAGGTGTGTTCCTGATTTCTTTCTGAAGATCCTTAAGATGATTTGTTTATTTACTACCTCTGACCATTTCATTATTATAGGTTTTACACAAATATAGGGGAAAATTTCTCCTCCCCTATATCCACTAAATAAAGTTTAAGTATTTCGTTGTCTTAACAACCCACGTTCGTTATAAAATACGTGTAGTGATGTTATATGCATATAAAGAATACCTATGTCTAAAACTGCCTTAAATGCTATGTGTTGAGTTAATCTGGATGCTAGGTAAACATCATCTCTAAAATGCCTTAAGAAATCACATGATCTAATATAATAATGGCAATGTAATTTCCCTCTTACCACATAAAAATGATAACCCAATGTACAGGGTACTCTTTCATTCATAACATTCCCAGTATCTTCGGGAAACCAAACAGGTAGATAAGCTTGTCTGGTTGTAGGATCTCTCCTTAATAAATCAATAACATCTTCAAGGTCTCCAAGGTTATACCTGATACCCATATTAGGAGTAATGAAACCATGGTCATCCGATTGTTGTCTTTCTATCAAAAGGGTATCATCAAACCTACCGGCAAACTTAGGCCAAAACCTTTCCATATAGGAATGGGAGAATTGTTGGTTGGAATCTCTGAACTTATCATCAGAGGGTTTATGTTTATAGAATCTCCAGTTTTTGTATTGGTTACCTGGGTTTAAAGGCATACCATTAATTCTTTCATTGAAATGATCTTCAGCCCAAGGTAGTTGGGGTTTTAAACCTGCCAATTCAAATGGTTCATCGGGGATGGGATATTCAAATATTACCGGGGATAATTCAAAGGTATCATCTGGGGATTTAACAGATTGCCAATGGGTTTGTTTTACCCTTAACCCTTTTAGTATGAATCCCTCTTTAAGGTCTTCTATGCTTGTATATCTATGCATGGTTCAAATTTAGATTTATGTATATTAATAGTAAATGAGCTCGATGTAGGTATGATATTTTAATCGGGTAATCCTATTAGTTACTTTACTACCAAAAACGCTAAGATGAGGTCCCACCTTATCTTCTTCTAGTTTAAGAAGGTTATTCAATGCTTGGTATCTTTTATAGATATTACAGTAATTACTAGCAATAGGGGTCGGTTGGGGGTATGATATAGGAAGCGGCATGAGTTTGGAGTATTTCTAATACCTGAGTATGTTCGGTTTTATCTTCGATATAACGGGCGATGATGGGTAGATACAGATCGATATCTTCGGCTTTGATAGGCCAGATATTTATTATATGTTGGGCAGTAAATCGGTTTTCGTAGATATTATTATTGAAGAAGAACACGGGGTCCTCAATCGCTTTCTGTAATAATATATCATAAGGTTCCTTATCCATGTTATGGGGTTATTTTTATATATTATAATAGTTTCCTTATTCCTTATTCCTAGATCCTCTTCCCACTAGAGTAATAAATTTCCTAAAATTTTTTTTCGGAGAACCATCTTTGATGGTGATACGGGGATAGGTCAGTGTGAACTAATCTTTAATAATATGGGGTACCTGATACCCATGAATGGAAGTAGGGGTCTATAGTGGGGGTGCCGGTTATTATTATCTTACCTAATGGAGGTAGGGTCTTAGGTCGGGTCATTCTCCAGTAATCCTCTATCCGGGGGTTGGTTAGTTTCCAGGAATTTCGATATGTGTGTTTACGGATCGATCGTTGTTTTCGGGATTCTTTCATGGTTATAGGAATAAGGATTAAAGGATTAACAGGATCATCAGGGTTAAGAGGATTAAGGCTATACTAGATACCCATAGAGGACCTTTATGTTTCATATACTATAATAGTATGTAGGATCCCAATCAGCGGATCGCTTATCGCGGGGTACCTAAAAAGTTGTGGTATTTTTTCAGGAGGTTGGTATGCATTAATTAAATAGACTAACCCTACAAAATAGGGGTTAATCTATCTAAATTTAATTTAGATTAAATACTTAACTTTCTTTTTACTCTTTGAATTTAACGTCTTTAACACCTAGACAGAGAATGATTAAAGCAAAGGGAATTAGTAGAATTAAACTCATAGCTTATTTAATTTTGTAACCGTTGAAAATAATTATTGATAATGTAATTAGATAAATTATCAGTAAAGTGATTAGTAAAGTATTTAGTAACTGCATTATTTATTCAATTTAATGATTTGTAGAAATAATTGCACTTTTATTAAAGTTTCTGAATCGCTGTTTTTCTTTGCTAATGAGTTAACCGTATAATCATTATTTAAATAAATATCTTTATAGAAGATATTAAATTCTTTAATTATAACTTTCTTATTCACTTCATTCTTTGTTTGAACTGCTAACAATAAAGAGTTTACAAAAAAGTTTCTCTTCTTTCTAATTAACTCCCTTTCAGAAGAATCAATTTTTGTACGCTCTAATTTAAAGAACTTGTTAAACGCTTCTAAATTATAGATAGATTCCCTTTTACCCTTTACGCTATTTTTAACTTTTACTTTTACTTTATCTTCTAATAAAGCAAATATTTGGTCGTTTGTTAACTCCTTCCCATCTACTAATTGGAGTAGGTCTTCACTTGTTTTAACGTTAGATAAATCTAATGCTTTAGATACTTTAGATACTTTAGAAATTGTTTTTAAATTACTCATGATTTAAATTTTAAATTATTAATTATTTTGTAAAGATAGTCTTTTTGATACTCCAATTACGTTTTTTCTAATTTAGAATCATTCTAAATAAGAACTAATAAAAAAAGTATTCTATTTTAATACTGTTAAACTCCTTTCTGTTTTCACTTTCTTGTATTATTTCTTCTGAATATTCTAAACCGTAAGTATCTTCTAAATTTAAATCTAATAAATAAATTTCTAATTTAAATAGAAGAAACTTTTTTAAATCGTTTACTAATCTAAATTTTATACTTGTATCAATTTTAAAGTTTATTCTCAAACTTGTTTCTTTTAAAGATAAGAAAAAAACTTCTTTTTTAAAGAACTGGTTAAACTCACGCTCAAATTTTAAATTAAGTTTATTTTGTATTGCTAGTAGTTCAGAATGATTCATATTGTAAATTTTAAATTATTAATTATTTTGTAAAGATACTTTTTTTCATGCTCCAATTACGTTCTATCTTAATTTATAATCATTCTAAATAAGAATAATAAATCTAAAAAAATTAGGATATTAAATAAAAATAATGTTATTAAAAATTTGAAAAAATTGGTCAAAACTTTCACAACCTTGCACAACCTGCCCCCAGTTGGCAGCTAGCAGGGTGCTAGGGTTAGCAGCCGTTGGGCCTTAAGTGCGGGTCCTTGTTTTGTAGCGAAAGCTTCTTATTTGCTATATATATTATCTCCCCTTATTATGCCACAAACTACTAGAATCATACCCTTTTCTGCCCCATTGATGCCTCTTTCACTATACTTAATCTCCAGGCAAAAGTTGTATATGGTTTAAGGATATAGGTCTTTAGGGCCCTACTGTCCTAGAGCTATATAATAACTGGGAACGCCTAGGATACTATGAACTATGAACTAGGAACGAACTAGGAACGTGGAACGCCTCCGCTTTAGGGCCTATACTTGGTTAGGGCTCGGGATCACACGAAAAAGCCCCTGTTGATGATTAGGGGCTTTAGATTTAGGGAATAAGGTTTAAGCTATTAGATCTATGGTGATATGAAGTTCTTCATAGTCTCCGTCTACGTCATGGATTTTGGCAGTGATTTGGTCTTCTCGGGGCATTAGGTCAAAGATACCCTCGTTGGCTTTATAATGGGGATGATTAGTGATAAAGGATTGTAGATCGGTAAGGAATTGTTTTTGGGATTTTGGCATTATTATAGGTTTTTAATTATTTAATTATACTCAAATATAAAAAATAATAGAACCTGAAATTGGATCTTGGGATACCACCTTATTCCATATGGTCGGCATCTAGGTCTACACCTTCTTGGTGGGCCCTACGGTCTTGGTGTCCTTCAGCTTTAAGGCCTTGCCCTATGCCCTCTGCCTCATCCTTCGTAACAGGAGTAATTAACTTCGGAACACTAGATTCGGTACCTTGTTCCATAGCGTTAACTGTAGGGAGATCATCTAAGGAATAGGCTTGGTTTAAGGCTTCGATGGCACTGTGGTTCCCAAGGGTGATCGGTATCTTTGAGGTAGCGATTAAGGCTATTGCTTGATCTGCGGTAAAGGCTTTTAAGGCAGCCTTATCTTCATCCTTATTCCCTAGATCACCATTAAGGATCTGTATTGTTTGTGATACCTGGTTGCCTTTAGTGAGATCGATGAGATCCTTGAAACTACCTTGGCTTTTTAACAGTAGATCCAATGTCTTACCATATTCCCCACTGATAAAAGCTTTGTAGCTCCCGCCCTGGCTCGATTTCAGCAACATGGCTTGTTCCATGATCAGGGCCCTATCGCTTAGTGAAGCCGAAAAAAGGCTCCCAATCCCTATTCCTGCGATCTCACTTATGATGTTTTGCCAGTTATTGTCCTCTTCATGGTTTGTGATATCTTGTTCACTTTGGGTAATATGATGGGAAACACTATTAGGTGCCTGGTTATGTGAAAAGGAATTGTGGTTAGTGTTAGCTTGTTCCGCTATTGTTATATTTGTATTGTTCTCTATAGTATTAGATAGATTATTATGTAAAGGTTCTTGTTTTTTATGTGGTGAGGAACTAGGAACTGAGCTTAAAGGATTTAGTTTGTTTAATTGGAATAGTTCCTTGGTGTATTGGTATATAAGGGTTTGGATGCTTCTGGTGGAAACCTTTAAAAGATTAGAAAGCTTTAGGGTGTCATAGTATTTACCGTTGATAGTATAGTTATTAGCTATGTAATGTCTTATGAGTAAGATCTTGGATTGGTGGTTGATTTCTTGTTTTTGTTTGTCATCATCGGTTCTGTGATAGGCCTGTTGGCTCATGGTGAATCCGAGTGGTCTAGGTATTCTAGCTGTCATGATTTAATTGTTTGGTTTAGTTGTGGGATAGCTTACCCCGCTACGATTTGTAGCTGTTGTGGTAATATACTTTAGTATATTATATAGCATAGTATTGATTTTACACTAGAATGGAGCAGGTGGTTAGCCTACTCCATTGTATTGGTTAAGTAATTGATATTGATATTAGATAGGTATACTCTTTAGTTGGTGGGTTACTCTATTATACGATAGGTGTATTGATAGTACCATTCCTCTGTTGGGTGGAAGCCATCGTTATCTGGGTTTTGTAACCATATAAGGATTCCTGATTCATTATAGGATTGATCGTCATGGGCTTCTTCCCATTGTTCTGAACCGTATACCCTTTTGTATTTCTTAGAGTATATGTTTACATCCTCCGTTTCGATTAGATGATCGCCTATGGCATCTAGGCATAGTTTCTCTAAATGATCCGGGGTAGGTTCGTCTATTATAGGTTTATGAATGATTCCTATTTTGGGTGATGTTTCTCCGTCTAGGTCGATATAGGATAAGGCAATTATTAATGTTTTCATGTTTATGAATTAAAGTTAGGATAATTCTGTTCGGTATAGAGCATCCTCGATAGCATCTGGATTATCGGTATTGATATATTCCATGAATTGATCCCATTGTTTAGGGGATTTGAATGTTTCACATAATTGGAATAGGATATCGGATATTGAAGGTAGATAATCGAAGTAATCCCCGTCTCCACCCATGTTATCCCATAGGTCTGTTATATGGTTTAGGATATGGTCAAGGTATTGGTTTACCAAATCCTCTGTTGGCTCCCAGATGGTTAGCATAAAGATATCTGAATGGGTATCGAAATCTGAGTGGGTATGGATATACCCGTTCTGATGTTTTTTAAGGAAATTGGCGTGGGCATTATTTTGAAGTGTTTCGATTTCTTCTCTTGATGCCTCGGGCATGGCTAATTCTAAGGTGGTTTCGCATTCGGCACCATCGAATAGTTTTCGATTAATTAGATTGGGTATATCCGGTAGGGTATATTCCGATACTGCAGATTCGTAAAGGATTGAAATAATGTTATTATTGAATTTTGGTATTTGCATTATTATAGGTTTTTAATTATTTAATTATACTCAAATATAATAATTAGTAGAACCTGAAATATAACTATTTGTTAAACCTAAGTTGTTAGGATAGGTTTTATATTGAATATTTACTTTCATGGCTAAACCATTCGTTTAAACTGCTATTATAATCCTCTTTCAGATCCTTAATTTTTAAGCCCTTAGATGGCGCTATTAACGTGCTATCTGTATGCTTATCGCTTAACCAATTCAAAACTAACTGCCCTCTGAGCTTTGTGAATTGGTAGTATAAACCTTTGTACTTATACAGAAAGGTGTGCTTTGTTCCTATTACATTCATTCTATATCTAATAATCGGTTCACCGTAGCGTTCTATGTCTTTTAATTCTTGCATTCTATTAGGTTTTATATAGAATGATATGGGATCTAATGTACCTTTAATGAGATCCTCGTATTGGGTTTTAGATATCCACCTTAGGCTTTCTCTATCTTCCAAGATACAATCTCCTTCGAATGTTTTTGAGATATGATATAAGGGTTGGTCGTTCTTGAATATACCTATTTGATATTCATTGAAGGAATATTGTTGGATGTGATTGTCTTCGCAATCTAGTTCGAATTTCATGTTATTTAGATGTTAAAAGTTGGGATCTAATTTCTCAGCTATATCGTCCATGATCTCCGAGGCAACCTGTAAGTTAACTCCCCTTGATTCAGCATCCTCATAGTATTCGTACCATTGGAATATATTAGTGGTATGTACTAGATCTTCTCCTTTGTATATCCCATTAGCTCCAGCATCCTGGAAGGCATCTGACCAAGCTTGGTATTCATCTCCATCATTCCCTACATCGTCTGTATCTAAGTTCTCCATAAAGGTTTCGCAGAAGTTGGGTGATGGTATTATAAAAGGATTGTTGAGTAATTGTAGTAATTCCTTGTTAAAGGCTTCAGGGGTTAGTTTTGAGCAATTCATTGAATTTAGGTTTTAAGGATTAACCCCAGGCAAATACCCGGATTGAACTAATTATGGTAGGATATTTTATTTGGATATCTCTTACTAGTGGAGTATCTAACCAGATTTGTGGGTGAATATCGGTATCACACATGGCAAAGGCTAGTCGCCATATGCGGTAGATATTAATAAGGTCGGTAGTTTCTCCTGATGCATATAGGGTATTGGCCCGTATTATATCACTGACATCTCCCGGATTTTCCCAGAAGTTGCCATGTTTGTTGTCTTCCGGTAGTGAATCCCATAGTTTCCTCCGGTTCTCTTCCTCTGTTTGATTGGGATTATGAGTGTCCATGAAGACCATGTCATGGAATTGACTGGGTAGTGTTATAAATAGGTGTATTTTTGAGAAGTCCATTATTATGGGTTTTTAATTATTTAATTATACTCAAATATAAAAAATAATATAACCTGAAATATTACTATTTTTTAAACCTAACTGAAACCATGTATTTGCTCTTACCCAACATATGGTTTCTCTCGAACTTAGCCATACCCTGTTTCTCGGGTAAAGGAAATAAACCCGATTCCAGGTGATCTTCAAATTCTACCCATAGGTCCCTCGAATCTCTTACATTAAAGGTTATGTTATTATGTTTAAGCCATTGTAGGAATGTCTTAAGTTTACCTTTATGACGGGTGTTAAGTGATAAATACTCAGCTTCTACTTGATCTACCCAAGATTGCTCTATTGATTCCAGGGCTACTGCCAGGGCTAGAGCATCGAGGGTAGTAAATTTATGGTGGAGTTTTGGCATCTTTAGATTTTAAGGTTTGTAATTGAGCGGTGCCCATCCTTCGATATTACTAAAGGGTTCGTTGAAACCCATATGTAGTTCGTCCATATCAAGAGTAAGACCCCTAGATCCCATTTCATTTCTTATTGATCTCCTTAGGTCGTCTTCTTGTTTCCGGTGAGATTTATTTTTAAACCTACCCTCTTCTCTCCTGGCTTTAAGTAGAGCCCTTATAAGAAAGAGTTGGAAGTCGGTTAATTTGATTATATCCATCCTTGGTTTTCTTGTTCTTGGGTGATAAGAGTGTTGAGGTTCTGTAGGCATTCAACCAATTCTTCTTGGTTTGGTGTTATTTCTATAGAGGACATCTGGGCATCTTCAATGATGTCGATTAGGTTACTAGCGTTGGTATCGGTAGTATTCAATAAAGTCCTTGTGTGGTTGTCTAATATCATTAGTTTAGGATATGGGAGTTTTGAGCTATATTAATGGTGTTATTATTTTGGTAGGTTATCGAGATATTACTCTGGCAATAGATAGCATGAGCATGAGCAACCAGGATGGCTTCCTGTATGTCTATGACATAGAATTCAAACTTACCGTTTTTGTCTGGATAGGAAATAATAGCAGTGTTTTTAGCTTCGAACTCCATGATTTTTTAATTTTTTAATTATACTCAAATATAATTAATAATAGAACCTGAAATATTACTTACTGGGTATCCTGGGTTTGGTTCCTATATTTGGCATTTCGATTATGTATTCTATTAAACTTCCTGATATCTGTAATGGTTGATACAGTATCTCTAAAGTCCTCAGCAATCCATTTTTCACTGAATTCCTTGTTTGACCAATACTGGTGTTTCTTACCATGTATATGGGTATATTCTCTGACAGTTTGATAGAATAATCCAAATGATGTGGAATAGGTCAGGGTATAGATTTTATCTTTGGAGTTATAATCTATAAGTATTAAGTACCTCGAATTTTTAATCCAGGTTAATAGGTTTCTTAATGATTTTTTCATGTCCTAGATGATTATTTAATTTCTGGTAATATAACCAGATTTTCTCAGTGGCCTGCATGTTAAAGCTGGGGGTTTTATTAAGGAGTATTAGTTCGATCCTTTTATGGATCATAACCAGGGAATTCCAATGGTAATCATTAAGTGGTTTCCTAACCATAAATGATGAGTGGAATGTTTCCCCTATTGAATCTACTCCTGTTGATGATTTAATATGGTTGGATAGAATATTAGTTAATGATCCCATAGACTTCTAATTTAATTGATTTGTTAGTGAATATCTCGGGGTGTTTATTCCTGAAATGATGGCGTTTAGCTTTCCCTGGTTCTGAGTTAGCGGTGTTTATTTGGTTGTGTTGCCTGCATATAATTCTCTGGCCGGATGTTAGTATATTATAAATGCGCCTGGTATATGCATCATAAGGTGTTAATAGGAGGGGTTTAGGCATCTTCTAGTGTCTTATAAGATTCGTAATCCTTGATTATATCAAGCTTATCTAATACCAATGCTGATATGAATAATTTCATACTCCGTGCATAGTAATATTTGATGTTTTTAGCATCAAGTCTCATGGCATACATTTTAAGTATAGCCTGGATTAATTTGGGTTTCATATCCGTATTGTGGTTGATATGATTTATTAATACCGATTGGTGGTTTGCAAGTAACCTTTTATAATGTTTGGTATTTGCAAGTTTTGAAGAAGTAGATTCATTCATAGTTTTTAATTATTTAATTATACTCAAATATAAAAAATTAAAAAACCTGAAAATACAACTTTTTGATTAACCTGGAGAATGTGCCTTAAGTAATCCCATGAACTTAGGATTTAGTTCATTTATCAATCTCATAAAGGATTCATTGAGCATTATTACCACCTGGCATTTCGAGGCATATTTCCTAATGGTTAGATCAATGAATGAATATGGTTTTACTATATTCTGTATAGTTTCAAATACCTCATCCTCAAATACCTCATCATAATCAAATTTCATTTTAAATGTCCTCCGTACCATTATCAGAGTTCTTTCCATGGTATCATGCATATCCACAGGCATCATGAGTTCTTGGTATTTAAAACAATCATTATATATTAACTGAACTATGAGATCCATAGCTCCTAGGAATATCTCTTCCTCTTCTAAGTTTTCTAAATCTAATCTATGTAACATTATTTAGGGGTTTTAATTTTAAGGTATTAAATAATCTGAGGCAAACTCCCCGATTCCAATACCATCTAAGGTGATTTCATAATTAGGATCCATCCCACTAAGGAGAATACATTGGATTAACTCCTCTAGGGTGTTGGAGCTTTCTAAATAATATGGGCAGTCTAATGAATACATGATTATTTAGGATAATTATGATTTACCCATTCTTCGTTCTGTATCACTACTCTCCTTGATAACCCCCTTTCGTAAGCTAACCCATCTAAGGTTTCCATGAAGATTAGAGAAGCATGTCCTGGTTCATCAACTAAAGGATAATTGTTTACGAATGTATAGGCAGCTGATTTATCATAAAATACCTTGATCATATGGCATTCATCTTCTTCGGGTACTGGTCCTTGTGTTGGTTTTATATTATTATAAAGATTATCTATGATGGTACTATCTGCTTCGAATTCTCCCCGCTTATTTAATATCCTAACCGCGTTCTGGATGCTTATAAAAAAGATATCGGGAGGTACCTCGCTTATAAACTGACTGTGGGCTTCCGCTAATGTATCCCTTAAACCGGGAACCCCTATTAATGCTCGGGCTAAGGATTCCAGTTCCTCATTGTGGGGTTGGCATAATGATAATGGTTTTATAGTTTCTTTCATGATTTTGGTTTTAATGAA